CTTTTGCTAGTAGTCGATCCGCATAGTCAATATCGAGTTCAATTCGCTCGACATACAAGTCATCATTATTTTTATTGACCGCCATATAGAGTGCACGAGTCAATTTCAATAAACGCATGTAAATCTGCATTTGGGCGTAGTGCTGCTCTTTACTGCCGAATACTTGCTTATTCAAAAGCTCATGAAAACTTTTATCTGAATGGGTCTTAAATTCCAATACATGCCAGGTATGGGGTGCTTCAAGTAAGTCATAACCAACGCCATCCAAGGAGCCCCCAAAATGACCACCATGTGCGGTCACCGTAAATTGTCGGCCCGTTTCCGGATCAACTTCAATCACTGTGGCACCGGTGCGCCGTAGATCTTGAATAAATCTGGCTTCGGCTAACTGTCCTGTTTCAAATAGGCGAATCATGCGTCCTGAAAAATTAGACCGCATCGCCCATCGAAAGGAATACCAAATATCTCGCTCACACTCCCTACCAATGATGGAAGCCCCAAGATGGCTGCGAAAACCATCTCTTGAGTCATTCTCGTAAGCGTGAAATATGGCATCTCTAGTCGGAGTGGAGGTCTCTGGTAACTTAGCCATGTGAATTTCCAACCAACTTCAATCGCGCACGAGAAATTAGTGCCATCCATTGCTCATCATCAAAATCATCCCGAACCACATCAATCAAGGCATCTTTAAAGCGAGCTCGATCATTCTTCCCGGACAATCTTCTTAATTCATCCTGAATTAATTGCAATTCTTGCTGCTTGAGTCTCATGGCTGTTTTAGAACGATGAAATAAAGCGGGGTCTGAAGTCTTTTTTTCAACCTGTCTACGAATATCAGTTGTCGCAATTTGAATGCGAATAGAAGCAATTTCATCTTGCAAGGTTTGGATTCGCTCCCGACAGCCAACTATGCTGTCTGGGAGACGAATTTGGGACGGATTAAAAATCTCATCTCGCATTGGCGGCCCTTAAGCTGAACGTTTCCATGGCGCATTGTTTGATGCTGGCGCTTGGGATTGAGCAACTGGTGTATTACCAGAACGACTTAGATAACGGATGGTATTGCTATCGCCATAACCATCCTTGCCAGGACGAATCCGTACATCAGCAATAAATGGAATGAAATGCAACTCAGCACTGTCCTTGACTTGCAATTTATCAACGGCACGGCAAAGAGAAGATAAAGTGCGTTCCGCAATTTGTACGGCATCAGGATTTTTATTAACTAAGTTGAGGCGGTCATACAATTTTCGATTGGCAAATGCCCCTTCAAGAATGTCAATTTCAAGAAACAAATATTGACCATTTCCATCTTTGGTGACGCGCATTTCACTGGAAATGATTTGCGCGAGGTATTTACCTACTGGTAATGCGTCATAACTAGATGATGGATTTACTTGAGAGGCATCAAACTCTTGATTTAATAGTGCCATTTTTAACTCGCTTTCTTTGATTGATTTGATAAAGTTGCTGCTGTAATTACGGGTTGGATTGAGACTGGCATGGCTTTAATGAATTCAACCCAGTCCATTGGCAGGACATCGGGAAGGCCATAACGGTTCTTTGCCAAAAATGCTGGTCGTTCGGAGGTATAGAGAACCCTCTCACCTGACCCAACGGCACGATTCACTTTTTTGCTAAAGCCCACATCAGCCTTAATGGTTGAGATACGGTAATTGGCGAATAAAATGATGTCGCTGTGCTCTTGAATCAATGCCGCGGCTCGGGTATGTAACTTGATGCCATAGCGGTCATAAGGGTCATGCTCTGGAGAATCAAACCGTTTAACGTCAGCATGAGCGATTTGAATAATCGTCATCCCTCTAGCGTCTCTCAAAGCATTCACTCCTTCGATGTATTGCCGCCAAAGGGTAAGCGCTGCCACGTAGCCCTTCCCATAACCAGGCTCTTCAATAGAGGCCCAGCCGTTGTCACGACAGGCCTTGGCCTGAACTAATGGCTCGAACCAATCCAAACTATCTAAAACGAAAGTTTTGAAATCATGTTCTTCGTTGTAAAGAAACTCAACGATGTCCATAACAGATTCATACGAACGTGCAATGGGAAAATGCGGCACATCCAAAACACCCAATCCGTCTTCCGTAATAGCAAACACTGGATTTGAGGAATTAGCCGCTAAGGTGCTCTTCCCCACCCCAGCAATGCCATAAATGGTCATGATTGGGGGTTTAGGAACATTCGAGCGAGTGAGTTGATCTAAGGTGATAGCCATCGTTATCCCCTGATCAAGCGATGCGCAATACTTGAACGCAATCTTCAAGTACCGCAGTCGTATAGGTGCCATTACCCCAGGTCTTACTTAATTTAGAGCACACGCCGCGACGGATTTCTTCCGACTCAAATGGGCCTTTGGGAATTTCAAATACATCACCAACGGCAGCATCGTAATCAATATATTGGTCGTAATGCTTAACTAAGTCACCATATCCACGATTTGGATTCATCGTGCGTTTTTTCTTAGGTATGACTTCAAGATTGCCGAACTCTTCGCCATTTGAAAGGATGACTTTGAAGTCGGTGCTTGTGGCTATTAACACGCGAATTGCTTGTTGAATGCCTTTGGTTACTACTTCAGGTGTTGCGACTGCTTTTAACATGATGTTTCCTTTTTTTTACGTTTGTGAATAATGCTTCTGGGGGGGGGTTAATTAATGAATTGGTTGAATTGATTTGAAAAGCCGTCACAAGACTTCACGGCGATGTAGCGATATTTCTCTTCACCTACGCGTTGACTAAAAAGATGAACAAGCCCTAGCTCGCATGCAATCCATGCCCGACGTGCTAATTGATTGATGCGCTTACGGTCAGATGGGACAAGTTGGCTAGAGGTTTCAGAGCGATCAACTAAGAGATACCCACGGTGATAGACAATGGAATCACCAGTTGAAGCTGCGGCAATCCAATCACACAAGCCAGCTTCATCAAGTGGTTTTTCTGGGTTGAAGTCTTCAGAGATTTTGGTGAAATCGAGAAGACCACCTTTGGACTTTCCAATTGGTGATGTCATTGAGTAACTTCCATTTTGATTGTTCATATTCATATTTACGGTTTGATTGAATTTTTTTCCCAAGACACTCACGCTGCGATTGCTAGACCGAACATTCGCAAGTGCATCTTCAATTCATCGACGTGTCGATAAAAGGTGCTGCTGGATAAGTTGGAATTTTTTTGCGCGGCAGTCAAAGACTGGGATTCACAGATCAATGTGAATAGTTGATGTTGGTCTTTCGTCAATAATTTGACGGCAGCCTCTAGGTCATGAAGAGCATCACTTTGTGAAAATAAGTCTTCATCCTGCTGCCATAAGCTGTCGAAATCTGGGTTCTCAGACCGAACATCATCAAAGTAATTGGAGTTAGCCGATTCAGATTCATTGGCTAGGTATTCGTGGGTACGGCTTTTAATCAGGCCATTGACTAGTTCATACCCACGGTTATCAGCCAGCATTCGGGTAAAAGTCGATTGAGCACCGCGAGCAGAATCAAAATGGCTGGCTTGCTCCAGCATTTTGACCAATAGCTCTTGATTGATGTCATCCAAGTCGCACTGAGCAAAATTGAATTTAGATTTGATTTTTGAGGTTTTAACCCCAGCCGAAACTATGGCAGCCTGCTCGTAAGCAGTTAAGCCGTGGTTAGCTAAATTTTGCGATTTCGAGTTCGTATTGCTCACTGTTCATTCCCTTACGTTTGCGTATGGGATGAACTTTATTTGAGCTTTTTAACTCTATCTACTCGCGTCCGAAGGACGCCGTACAGTCTCCGATGGACACCGTACATTCTCCTCTCGGAGCCGCACCGTTGTTGAGCCGTGCCAATTACTACTATCGAAATTTTACCTTAATTTGCCTTGCTCTTTCTCTGATCCAATCAGTCATTACGCGATGGCTGTATTTGAAGTCATTTTCTTGCATTACGGGGCTGTAATAATCAACCGCTTTTTCTGCGCTACTAAATTGAGTAGGGTTTTTTTCCCACATATCTTGAAGAAACTTTTTAGCTTGATTGTTTTTTGCATGCCTAGTGATATTTGAGTTTTTTGACCAATTTTTCTTGGCTTGCACTGTATTGGCTTGATGCTCTCTTGCAAGGTCAATCTTCAATTCTTCTCTAATGACTTCCTTTGCAATATCTAAGCGCTTTTGATGGAAGACCTGAAGTGAATTAAATGAATTGATTTCTAGGCAGATGTGCAAACCGTGCAGCGCATTCAAAAGATACTGACTTAGGTTGATATGCTGTACAAGCGGCTGGACATAATTTTTTTTAATTTCTGAAAATTTGCCAGTAGCGATGTCAAAACTTTCCTTTGATCTCAACACAAAATCACCTATATGGCTTAGGGCTTGTGCTGCAAATAGTTCTGGTCTAATTAAATTTGGGACTCCATCAATACCCTCTTCAAGTATTTCATAAGTCATTTCCTCTAGTGCTGATATTGGGCTGACATTATCTCGCCTCGGCCAATCATACTCATCCATGGCCTCAATTTTGGGTGAGGTGACTACCCCTCTTTCATCAACATATAGTAGGTCGAACCGCTCCGCTTGTTCTAATATTTTCATGATTTCAAATTCCTGCTCTTGAAACCATTTATCAATTTTAAAATTTATGACATCAACCATTTTGCGAATGTCATCACTCGAACGCTTGGCTAGGATGAGTCTTGCGTTATCAATTAATTCAGGAAATAAATCTGATGTATTAAAAAGTCCGAAATCAACTTCGCCCTCAAAAGGATCAAAATTTTTAAAGGGGTCGTAATAATATTTCAGCATTTTTTGCTCTTAACGAAGACGAATATTATTTGCCCTTGCATGGGCAGCAATCCAATCTCTAATAGTGCGGGATGTAAACTCATAGTTTCGTTGTTCTAGCCAGTCAACATAGTATTGACTAGCCTTTTCAAGACTTTGGAATTTACTTGGCTCTTTAGACCAGTCATCCAACACTAATTTTTTAGCATCATAAGTATCTTGATGGCGTTTTTGGTTCATTGCTGTAGACCATTCGCGCTTATCTGCTACTTTTTTCTCTTTAGCTTGTTTTTCCAACAGCTCAATAACACGGGGGTCAACCTCTTCAATTTTTAAAGGTAATTTTTCCTTCTTCTTAGCAGCAAATTCATCCAAAAATAATTCAAATAATCGTTCTGCATAACAAACGGATTCCATGCCCTGTAAAAGGTTTAAAAAAGTACGACGGATTTCCCAGCTATCCATCGGCTGATCGCGTTTTACATATTCTCGTTTTGTAAAGTCGTATTTAAATGTCTGATCAAACTCAAATGAAGATGCTTTGCTTAATGCATAAGCGGCGTAATACTCTAAGCGCAATAGTCCTGGAATCTCTTTAAAGGCATGGTTTTCCTCAAATATAACTCTCTCTTCAAGCATTTCTTTTGCCGCAGAAAATTCAGTTGTATTTTCGGTATTGCGAATATCGTGCTCATCTCTGGCCTCTTCTTTGTAGGCTACTGGATTTTCTTGTTCATCAAACTCCAATAAATCCCATTTTTTTTCTTGGTAAAGCATTTCGATGGCATTAGTCTTTTCGGCTTGAAAAAATTCATCCGAAAGCGCCTTCATATCCTCAGCTAGGATTACGACATCTTTATTGGAACGGTTTTTTAACCCAAGCAATACCTTTGCTCGAAAAAATATATCCACAGCGATTAAATTATTTGTAAATGAGCGAACCACATCCGCGCTCATTGGATTCATATATTCGATTGCTTTTTCGATACTCATTTTTTTTGCGTTTGCGGATTAAGAATTAGCATTCATTCTCTCAGTTTTTATAACAATCTCCCGAATTTTCCCCCCATCGTGGGAAAAATCAGACGCTCTCCAGTAAGTATTCTCATGACTAACCAATGCACTCATATTCTAAAAACCATCATTTGAAGTTCAAAATAGTGGCATTTGGCTTTATGGCTGTTGATTCAAGTATCCAAGGAGTAGTAAATGCTGGACTCAGAAACAATAATTATCGGCAACAAGCTGTTGATAGATGAGGCCAACCTAAAAAGAATGTTGGTGGAAGCCGCTCAAATTGGCGCTGATACCGCCATCATTTCTTTGGTTTCATACAACCTGAAAGATGCGGCCAAACAAATTGGGATTACCCCCAAAACGCTTACCAAACGCATCTTAGAGGGCAAAATTAAATCCGTTGATGGGCGAGTTTCT